TGACGGGCGGAACAACAACCATATTGTCCAACTATCCCTACGCGGGGCATCTTGACCACCCGATCACACCAACGCTTGACCTTTGCTTTGGTATTCCTTTAGAACTGTTCTATCAAGCAAATGCAAGCACAGGAACGCTGCAATATACAAACGCAAATCTATACAACGTCTATCATCGTAAGCACATCGCGGAGATCACAGACAAGGACGCAAAGATGTTGACGGGTATGTTCTACCTTGACCAATGGGATATTTCGAAACTTAACTTTCGCGATCAGATACTGATTGACAATTGTTACTGGCGGCTGAACAAGGTCATGAATTACAACCCGTTCAAAGATGACTTGAGCAAAGTGGAACTATTTAAAGTCCTTGATTTGATTCCTTCGAAGGTAGAAACCTTTAGGCTAGGCGAAATTGGAAGTACAGGGTCAGGAGAGATCACGGAATTGATGCCTAATATGCCACGGCAATCAAAGCAACTTTCTAATTACAATTCCTACAATGGGAGTGTTAATGGACAGCGAAATAGCGTGTCACCCAATGCTCAGGGTTTTAGAATACTCGGAAATGATAACTATATTGGAGATTCGACCCGCAACGTGTCAATCGTTGGAAACGGTAATTATGTCGCAGGAGGGCTGAATAATGTTATCATACTCAACAGCGATAACCAACAGGTATATCAGTCTAACGTCTCGGTAATTGACGGGCAGTTCACCTACCCGATAAGCGTAATAGACGGAGGCTTTGACATTGCACTCGACCCGAACGACCAATCATTGATAAGGGTGGTCGATGGAGGGTTCAACATAGTTCAAGCGATTAACACAACAACCTTAACAAATTTGATCAATGGCTAATACAATGAACGCGCGTCAGATAATGAAGCGCACGGCAACGGCAAGCACTATACCAACAATTCCATCTTCGTCAGACCATACGGACGGCACATGGTTAGCTACGGATATTTACAAGGGCGAGATGTTCTACAACGAGGCGAATGATTCGCTTTGGACACGCGGCACAAATGGCATTGTTCATTTGGGAGGTCGGGCGAAGTTGGTTATACCAACGGCTCAGGTGTTGACACTTAACAGCGTTCCAGTTGCCTTCGGGTTGACCGTTCCAAGTGGGTATTATGCGCAGGTACTTGGGGCTTCGGCTTCCATCGTTTACAACAGCGCAGCCTATGCCACAAACACGCAATTGCAATTGACAAACGGAGGCGCGGCAGCACTTGGAACGATAGGGAATAACTTTCTTGCATCGACCGTGAGCAAGACCACCACATCATATTCACCTGAAAATCCGACCGCAGGACAAACCCAAGTGCTTTCGGCCACCGATGTTTTCGTAATCGCTAGAACAGGCAACCCAACGGCAGGCGATTCAGACATCACAGTTTACCTCACCTATGTTCTAATTAAAATATAATGGCCGACACTAAAAAGGTTATCATTGATCTTGAGGTTCAGGACGATGATGTTTCGGCAGCGTTGAAGAGTGTTGATAAGCAACTCGACAACACAAAAGACCGCGTTAAGAACCTAAAGAAAGAGACAGATAAAACGTCTCAGGCAATGTCATCGGGCTTCAAAGCAGGTGCAGATGCCGCGTCAATAATCCCCGGCCCTATTGGACAGGCTGCCACGGCAATGAACGGGCTAACATCAGGCGTTGGTAAGTTCGTTTCATCTTTAGGAACGGTCAAAGTCGCGTGGATTGCAACGGGCGTAGGTGCGTTTGTAGTTCTCATTGGAACGCTCATAACCTACTTCACCGAAACAGAAAAGGGAGCGCAGAAATTACGCGTGGTAATGGCAGGGCTTGGCGCGGTTGTGCGAACGGTTGCCGATGCTATAATGACGTTGAACTTCTCCGACCTCACATCTAAGATCAAGGACAACACCAATGCGGCTATTGCGAACGCGAACGCATTGAACAAGGTTGAAGAGGCCGAAGGTGACCTGACCGTTAAACGTGCTGAGGCGAATAAGGAAATCGCCAAAGCCCGATTGATAGCCGATGACATGACCAAGTCAACGGAAGAACGTATCGCGGCAGTTCAGAAAGCAGGGGCGATTGAAGAGGCGGTGGCGCGTGAAGAGTTGCAGATTGCGGCAATGAAGCTGAAAGCGTTGGAGGACAACATGAACCGAAAGGCCGATGCGAGCGAAGAGGAGCGTGACCAAGTTGACCAAGCGAAGGTTAGGATGGCAGACCTTGAACGCGAAACCATCATGCGCCAAAAGCGGTTAGGTTCGGAGGTTCAGGGATTGAAGAACGAAGAGGCAGCGGCTGACAAGGAAAGAGACGCACAACACTTGGCGGATAAGAAAGCAAGGAATGATGCTGAGTTGCAACAGGCTAAAGAACTGGCAGAAGAAAAAAAGGCAGCTGAAGAAGCCGCAATAAAAGCAGCGGAAAAGAGAATAGAAAACCAAGATAAAATCGATGAATATATTTCAGAACGTAAGGCGGTTACAGCGGAAGAAGAACTACAATTAGAAATACAAAGGGCACTGGATGCCGAGGAAAAAAAATATGAAGCGGTTGTATTAGCTATAACTGAAAACCAAGCCAATAAACAAGTTCTAAAACAGGAATTAGCCGCGGCTGAACTGTTGTATGAAGAGGAGCAGATGAGGTTGCGTAATGACCTTCAAGCCCAATATGATCAAAAGAAAATAGATCAAGAAAAAGCAACCGAGGAAGCTATCACAAAGGCAAGGCGTGAGGCCAACGAGAAACGACAGGCTGACGAGAAGAAAGCGGGTGAAGCGCGAATGATAATAGCAAGGTCAATTAGCGGTTCACTATCAGCAATATCCTCAATGATACAAGAGGAGGGTAAGGGCGCGATGGCTGCAAAGAAAGCCTTGGCGGTCGCTCAGATAGCAATTGATACCGCAATGGCAATCTCAGCGGGTATTGCAGGGGCAACCACGTCAGCACAGGGAACAGGGGTGGGTGCATTTGTGGCAACACCCGTATTCATTGCGACAACGATAGCGACTGTTTTAGGCGCGATGGCTTCGGCAACGGCAGTATTGGCGAGTACGCCCGGAGGCGCACCATCATTACCAAGCGCGTCATCGGTTACATCAATGGCATCAACAGCACCACAAATAGACCCCGTGACCACGAATACGACCCAATTAGGCAACACCGAACAGGCTGAATTGATGCCTATTCAGGCTTTCGTGGTTGAAACTCAGATAACAGGCTCACAGAATAATATTAACCAAATAGAATCACAGGCCACCTTCGGAGGCGGTTAAAACTAAACATCATGGAACGTAAATTAATACACCTGACAATTGACGAAATGGATGATGAAACCCGTGTTGAAAAGGTTTCATTCGTTGACGATCCCGCAATCAAGCGCGATTGGATGGCATTCAGCAAGCAACCACACGCATTCAAGATACAAGATGCGGATAGGCGCATAGTGTCGGGTGCATTAATGGTGGCAGGTCAACCCATCTACCGAAGAGCAAAGGACGGTGAAGAGTATTACGTCCTATTTAGCGCAGACGCGATTAAGAAGATAGTTTACAAATTCATGCGTGAGGGTCGGCTGTCCGAGGTTAATCAGATGCACGAAACAGATGTCAAGGACGTGTTCATGTTTGAATCGTTCATCATTGATGCGACCCGTGGAATCAAAACACCCGAAGGCTTTGAAGAGTTGCCTGACGGCTCGTGGTTCGGTTCATTCAAGGTTGATGATGATGAGACATGGGCAAAGGTCAAGGACGGCACATTCAGAGGTTTCAGCGTGGAGGGAATCTTTGACGAAGCGGTTGAACGCACGATGGATGAACGCATAATCCGCGAGATCATGGAGCAGATCAGTGGGGCAAATGGTACACTTTGAAACAATCCAATATTTACTAAAAAACAAGCTATGAATATTTCAGAAGAAATAAAGGCAAAGATGCCCGCTATCAAGAAGCTATTGTTCGGCTCAGTTCAGAAATTCGTTGACGCGAAACTGGTTGACGGAACAATCGTAAGGATTGAACCCGAAGTAGCCGTTGGTGCAACCGTTCAGGTCATTGGCGCAGATGGCGAATTGCTTCCTGCACCCGATGCACAACATCAACTTGAGGACGGAAGCGTTGTAAGCACAGAAGGCGGTTTGATCCTTGAGGTTATTGCAGCCCCTGTAAAGGAGATTGAAGTTGAAGAGGTAATGGATGCCGCACCCGCTGCACCTGCACCTCCACAGTTGAACATGGAGGACATTCAAAAGGCCGTCATGGGCAAGGTTGCAAGTCAGATCAGCGAGCGAATCAATAACATGAAGTTTGCAAGCGAGGCCGATGTTACCGACCTGAAAAAAGCGGTCAACGAATTGGCCGACCTGTTCGAGAAGTTTGTGGCAACACCGACAGAACAGCCGACCAAGAAAGTAGAGAACTACTTCAAAACAGACGAACAACCAAACGACAACCTAAACAAGTGGTTGCAACTAAGATCCACAAAAAAACAATCTAAAAACTAACTACAATGGCAAGCGCATTTAACGTAGCTGGACTGGTAAACTACATCGAGGAGAATGCGTTCCCTTTGATGGCAGCGACCGTCAACACAGCAAAAATGATGAATCTTGTTGAGGTTATTCCAAACGTGAAAACCCCAACGAAACTTCCACTACTTTCTCAATCAGTTTACTTCCAAGCAGATGGATGTAGCTTTGATGCGAGTGGAGCAACCGTGTTCACACAAAGAACGCTCACTCCGGGTAAGTTCAAGGTGAACGTAGAATGGTGTCCAAAGGATTTGGAGACTAAGTTCTTCGCAACCAAAATGAAGGCAGGGGCGCATTCTGAAACAGTTCAACCTGAGGAGGTGTTCGCAAAGATGACCGAGAACTTGCTTGCTCAAGTTGGTTCTGAAATCGACAAATACATTTGGCAAGGTAGCGTTTCTGCACCAACGGCCAACAACGGTGCGTTTTGGGATGGTTTCATTACCACAATCGGAAGCGGTTACATCAATGCAAACCTTGGAGGTACTCCATTGACCACAGCTTTCACCGCTGCAAACGCTCAAGAGATGGCGTTTAGATTGTACAACTCACTTGCTACGGCAGGGTTGACATCGAAAAGCGACCTGATCGGATTCGTAGGATATGACACTTACGCTGTGCTTGTTCAAGCATTGGTTGTGGGAGGTTCAACATACGGAACAGTTCTGAACGCAGGTGTAAAAGGAACTGTTGACACGGAAGCTGCCGAAGGTCTTATCTTCAACGGTATTAACCTGAAATTCATTCCAGTTCAAGGGTTGACAGGTACAAAGAAAGTGTACGCAGGATCTGCATCACAGTTCTTCATCGGGGTTGACGCTGAATCAGACTTCTCTTCATTGGAAGTATGGTACTCGAAAGATGACCGAAAGGTGAAGGCCGCATTGGAAATGAAGGTCGGCACACAGGTTGCCTTCCCTGCTGAAATCGCTGCAATCGTTCTTTAACTAATCAAGGGGTGGGCTTCGGTTCACCCCTTTTAAAACACTCAAAAACATGGCTTGCGCATTAACACAAGGATTTACATTAGGGTGTAAAGAGGACATTGGAGGCATCAAGTCTGTCAGGTTTGCGGCTCTTGCTGATTACGTTGCGATGAACGCAACGGTGACCACGGGCGCGATCGTTTCATTCTCGGCAGCTACTCAGTCATTCCGAAAGTATGAGTTGACTAAGGAAGAGAGTATGTTCAGCGATGACCCGACAGCGGGCAACCGAAACGGATCATTGCACTATGTACCTTCGCTCACTTTCGTACTTCGTAAACTGGAAGTCACTAAGCGAAACGAAATGCAACTGTTGGCTAAGAATCGCGTAGTTGCGATCATTGAAACGAACGAAGCAACACCGCAGTATTGGGTGGCAGGTTACGCCAACGGGCTAGACTTCGCTTCAGGAACGGGTGCAACTGGCACGGCATTCGCAGATCTTAACGGGTACACAATGACCTTCAATGGACTTGAGCCGAATCCGATGATCTCTATACCATCTGCACTACTTGCCTCAATCACGGCATAACGCATATTAACGATTGAAGAAAGCCCTGCATTATGTGGGGCTTTTTTTTTGAAACAAAACGGCACAATCTTATATTTAAGTAAAAGCAACCAATGGCAACCACACTCGTAAACGCTACTTTGACCACGGTAATAACCGAAACGGTCAGTATCAACGGAAAGAATCAAGGAAGTACAAACACGCTCACCGTTGCCAACATCAGCGAAGTGGACAATAGGATAGTGACCATACCTACAAGCGAAGTGACCGTAGTTAACTACGGCACAGCGGTTGCGGCAGGTACGTTTGTTCGGTCGGCTATTGCATATCTTCGCATTACGAATAAGGATGACACTAATTTCGTTAAGATCAAGATAGTACCAACCGCTGACACACCTGTTTACATTCAGTTGCAAGCGGGTAAATCGTTTGAGTTGCACAACGGTAATATTGAAGTAGCTACTCCGTGGGCTGCATGGGATACAATCGCCTCAATTACGGCAATAGCAGATACAGCGTCTGTTGATATTGAGTATTTCATTGCCTTGACCTAATGATTCGGATAACGAAAGGACAGGCCAATCTTGTTGTCGTGACCACTACTGAAAAAGGTACGGCAGCACATTACCTATTTGCCTTTCAGAACCTGACATCTACGGAAACGAAGTATTGCATTGCCGATGATTCAAGCGCGTTTCAAGACCGATACAATGCGTTCACCATTACCGAAACGACCACACCTACGGCAACCAACGCACAGGTGAAATTGACATTGGAGGGCGAATGGCACTACACCATCTACGGACAGGCAAGCGCGAGCAACCTTAACCCGACTGGATTGACCGCACTTGAAACGGGGATGTGTATAGTCACGGGGACAACAACCGCAACACCAACATATACTGGCAACGATAACCAATTAATAAGCGTGTACAATGGGTAAGACGGCAGTATCGGTATTGGAGTTCCAAGCGCACAAAGTACCTGAATTTAAGGAACAGGCGAGCAAAGATTGGATTTTGTACGGAACGGAAGCACCGTGGATCAACCGCTACCCTGACTACCTTCTCCACATCTACGACCGTTCGGCCAAGCACTACGCTATTGTCAACGGAAAGGTGGACTACGTTATCGGTCAGGGCGTAAGCGTGAACGACAGGGGGCTGAACACCGAACAGGTGGCAAAGTTGTCGAAGTTCATTAATGAACCGAACCCGATGCAAAGCCTCAATGATTTGATTGCGATGTGTTCGCTTGATCTTGAGATATTCGGAGGGTTTGCTTTGGAAATCCTTTACGACAAGAAGGGCAAGATGGCCGAAATATACCATGCTGAGTTCGCCAAATATCGGGTGAACAAGGACGGTAAAACTTTCTACCATTGCGATGACTGGAAGAAAGCAAAGGCCGACACCATCACAACCATTCCCGCGTTCGATTGGAACAAACCAAGCGGCAAGCAACTACTTTACATCAAGGCGTACCACCCGAAAGCAGACCACTATCCTTTGCCTCCTTATTTGGGCGCAATCCCGTACATTGAACTGGATAGCGAGATTGCAAACTTTCACCTGAACAGCGTTAAGAACGGGTTCATGGCGGGAACTGTTTTCAGCTTCAACAACGGCCAACCAACTGAGGAGGAGCAAGAAAAGATCGAAGAGAAGATCGAGGAGAAGTTCAGCGGAACGGATAACGCCAACAAGATACTTCTGTTATTCAACGACAGCAAAGAGCAGGGCGTACAGATTGACCCGATGTCATCGAACGGCTTTGAGGATCGGTTTGATATTCTGAACAAGACCGTACAACAGGAGATTTTCAGCGGCCACAGGGTAGTTGATCCTGCACTATTCGGTATCAAAGAGGAAGGCGTATTCAGCGGCAGAACTCAAATACGCGATAGTTACGAACTATTCAAAAACACATACGTCCGTGCGCGTCAATCGTTCATCATTGACATCTTCAATGAATTGGCCGCATTGAACGGATTTGAAAAGCGTTTATCAATCATTGACAGCGAGCCGATAAGCGAAGGTTACAGCGAAATGACAAAGGTTAGCGTGATGACCCGTGACGAGATTCGTGAGGCGGTCGGATTACCACCAATGCAGCCCGCACAAATTGCAACCGAATTGAAACTTGCTTCCGAAGATTTTGAAAGCGAAAACCGAATTGCGGACGCTTTCGCAACGGTCGGATTAAGCCTTTCTGAATGGGAGGTGGTTAAACCATTGAGACATTGCCACTTCAATTCTGAAAAGGAATGGATGGCTTTCGAGGACGGTGTTAAAAGATACGGATTTGATGCCGACCCGTTCTTGATGGGTGTATTGAACGCGATAAAAGAGAATCCAGTTGTAACCTATTCGGCAATCGCTGAATTGCTTGGAACGTCCGTTGACGTTGTGGCGCAGGGTGTGATCGAATTGGCGCGGCAAGGTTTGTTATCAGTAGGAAGTCAAACGGTCGCAGGTAGTTCGCAAATAGCCTATGAAGTAAGTAAGAACGGATTGAGCGAACTGGCAAAAGCAAAGCCGATGGGCGTGTCGTTCAAAATCGCTTATCGCTACGTTAAAAGCCAAGAGGCAACGGGCGCGGATGTTCTACCTACAACCCGGCAATTCTGCCGTAAAATGATGGCAAGTAGTGAAACGAAACTATGGACATCGGAGGACATACAAGCTATTTCTATGCGCGAAGATAGAAACGTGTGGATGCGTAGAGGCGGATTTTGGACGCGCAAAGGAACAGACGTTACTACATCATATTGTCGCCATGCTTGGGAATCAGTAATTGTAAAATCTAAAGTATAATGGCAACGGCTCTATTCATATCGGAGGACTTTCTAAAGGACAACACTCAGGTGTCCAAGAACGTTGACATCAAGTATATCAAGGAGGCTATTCTTTGGGCGCAGGATTCGGAGATTCAGACCGTTGTCGGTACAACCTACTACAACACGCTGATTGCTTATGTCATTGCAGGAACATTGGCGGGTGTCGACAAGTCATTGATGGACAATTACATTCAACCGTGTCTAAAGCATTACGTGACGGGCGAGTGTATCCGTATGGCTCACTACAAGATAACCAACAAAGGGCTTCAAATTCAGAACAGCGAACAGAGCAGCCCCGCGTTCAAATCGGACGTTGATTACATCTGTGAAAGTGAGTTGAACAAGGCGCAATGGTACAAGCAAAGACTTGTAAATTACCTATGTGAGAACTCCACATTGTTCCCTGACTACGCGAATCCCGATAGCGGGCTTGATGTGATACAACCGAGCAATAACGCTTTCAAATCGCCTATCTTTTTAGGCCGAACCAAATTCGTTGGAACATTGCAGCAAAAGTATCGAGATGAATAAGCGTGGCCGATCATTCAAGAACATACAACTATTAAAAACGTACCTACGTGCTACTGACACTCAATCAAGTAATAAGCCAAATAACGACACTTGCAGCGGCTCACAGTCAGATCGCGGCAAGCGGAGTAGGTGACTTTGCGGAGTGGCAGGCCGAAGAAAGGAACTATCCTTTGCTTTGGGTGTTCCACGAGACTACAAACGTAGGCAACCGCGAACTCGTTTATTCTATTCGTCTCATCTGCGCTGACCGGGTAATAACGGGAGAAGAGGGCGAAGATACGGACGGCATGGAACAGGAGGTGTTAAGCGATACGTTGCTTATCCTATTGGACTTCTTGGCCTACTTTCAGCAACAACATTCTCAGACTTACACGGTTATTCCATCGGCCACAATTGACCCGTTTACCGAGCGATTCAATGACAGGGTAGCGGGCAATAGCATGGTCATTCAGATTCGCCAACCTTTCACATGGGATGCGTGTCAGATTCCGCAATCGGGCGCAACCATTCCGCCAACGGTTGACGGGCTTACGCTTTACGACTTCTGCGATCCGTCTGTGATTGCGAGGTTAACAGCCGAACAGGTGGCGTGTCTTGAGGCTGAGTACGCCCTACCTTGCGCAGACGTAACCCAACGGGTCAACGGCACGACCATAGGCACTACTGCAAGCGGTGGTATAAACAACCAACTTATCCGCAACACGGCAGGAACGGCAGTAGGCACTTCGGCCAATCCATCCATCGTAGCCAACTCAACCTACACGCTAAAGAAATCAGGAGGCACGACTATTAGCACGGGTTCGATAGCAGCCGAGGCAAGCGCGAACATCACAGCACCTGATGCGACCGCTGTAGTTAAGGACACGGCAAACAACACCATCTCAACTACACCGATACAATCGGACTCAAGCGCGAATATAACCGCACCTGATGGCACGTATTCGCTTAGAGACACAGCTTCAAACGTTCTCGGAACGGGTTCAATCCGTTCGGGTCAATTGGCGGTTGTCATCACCGCACCTGATGCAACGGTCACGATCAACGGGGCTTCACTTGGAGCAACGGGAACGATACGAAGCGGAGGTTCTGAGGATTTGGACGTATTGCAGGGCGGAGTAGCAGCAGGAAGTTGGAACGGTTCGGCTTGGATCATTCCTACGTGTCCTGCCGCCCCTTCGTTATCAGTAGCACTAAGCGACACAACTCCGAACTTCGGTGACGTTGTATTGATCACGGCAACACCGACAGGCATAACACCAACGAGTTACACGTTCATTATACCATTGAAAGATGGCACATTGACGCGTACAACGCAAGCGGGAAATACCTTGAACTGGACGGCAGTTTACACGGGTGCGCAAAAGATAAGCGTGGAGGCCACGAACGGGTCGGCATGGGTAAGCGATGATGTGGATGTTACGGTCAGCT